GAAATGAGCCTTTATAATGAGCTTACTAAGCGTGGCTATAACAGACGCATTTGGCCTGTCCTCTATCCAGCGTCTTTTAAGGAACGTGAGACATATGGACAAGACTTAGCTCCATTTATTGCAGATCCTTATGATATGGATCCAGATGCCTATGAGGGTAAGACAGTACCTACAGACCCTGATAGATTTGATTTAGAGGAAATTGAGAAGCGTAGACTGTCTTATGGTAAGGCTGGTTTCGCTCTTCAGTTTATGCTCAATACGAACTTATCTGATGCTGAGAAATATCCTTTGAAGATCAAAGATTTCATGGTAGCAGACCTTGATTTGAAGCAAGCTAGTCTGAAGTGGGCATGGTGCTCAGATGGCTCTAAAAGGCTCTCAGAGACGCCGTCAGTAGCTCTTAAGGGAGATTACTTCTATGCACCTTTGAGCCGCTCTGAGGAGGTTTCAGAGTACTCTGGGACGGTTATGGCTATCGACCCTTCCGGTAGAGGTAAGGATGAGACAGCATTTGCTATTATTAAGTTCCTCAATGGCTATTTGTTTATCATGGATATCGGAGGGTATCATGAAGGTTACACTGAAGGAACACTAACTACTCTAGCTAACAAAGCTAAATTTTATGATGTGAATGAAGTTGTCATTGAATCTAACTTTGGTGATGGTATGTTTGCTCAGTTGCTGAAGCCTATACTCAATAGGATCCATCCATGTGCTGTACAGGAGACAAATAGCAGACAACAAAAAGAAAAGAGAATCATAGATACCATAGAACCTTTATTGATGGCTCATAAGATCATTTTGAATCAGAGTGTCATTATGGATGACTATAAGGTCTATGAAAGAGCACCATCATATTCTTTTATCTATCAGATGACTAGACTTTGTGATGAAAGAGGTGCTTTGGCTCATGATGATAGATTGGATGCTGTGGCTATGGCTCTTGCTTACTGGCATGATGTCATTGATAGAGATGCAGACACAGGTATGGAAGAACATTTAGAAGAAGAATTGGAGATGTGGGCTGATGAAGATGGTGGTGTCTTTAGTTGGGGTAGGCCTGAAAAGATTAGGGATAAGCTAGATAATGGTAAGTTGTATGTGAGGAATTTAAAGCCCTTTAGGTAAGTTTATGCAATAAAATGGATAAATATACTTTATTAGAGGTATATTAGCTTGTTTAAGTTCCTCTAATAATCCTAATTGAGACATAAGTATACATTCTGACAATTGTTCCAGCTATTGAGGGAGGGCTAGAAGGTTATATATGTATATCATTGATTGCAGGGTAAGTTAGCTGAGAACTATGATGTATGTATATGTATTTATTCAGGATAGCTAATAGCTAGCTACTACTAACTACCTAAATAACTACCTAAAGATACTTATATCTTCTGGTAAGTTCTCCTAAAGTATTTATAAATTATCTTAAGGAATATTTTATGACTAACTATCTAACTACAGCTAGCAAATATCTAGCTACTATCATCAAATATATCGTAGTAGCAGTAGTTTCTTTCCTCCTAGGCTACTGCTGCTATCCTTATATCAATAAACCTCTAACTACTAACTCTGGATCTAAAGCGGAAAGTAAGCCTAAAGACACTGCGGTGATCCGAGAAACTAACACAGTTACTATCAAAGAAAAAGAGCGAGACACAGATCCAGATTTAGTAGTAGATAACAAATATGTCACTAAGGTCAATGGGGAGACCATTGAGATCCCTAAGACAACTACTAAAGACACAACTACAACTGTGTCTAATGAAATCAATCTTGAACCTGTGGTGCGGAAGCTAGCAGATGCTGAGTACAAAAGAAACTGGGAGGTGTCTACAGGTATTGGTAGGAGCCATGATGGTGACTGGTATGTTCCTATTGGTATCCAGAGAAACTACAATTATGATAGAGCCCTAGAGGTGTCTGTTGGTGTCTCTAAGGATCATATAGAGAATGTACAGGTGGTCCATAAGTGGAAGTTCTAAATAGGCACACAAATGACACATAATGCAAAGAAAAGATAGATAACTACTGTGTCTATACAAACCTACAAATTCTAAAGATAGCTATATTCATGTCTCAAATATCTTGCAGACACAATAATTAGCTACTATCTAACTAAAAATAAAGACACATTGTCGCACGATTGTCACATGCAGCAATGTGTCTTTTTCTAGTTATGCTAGCTTTTATTATTTTTATAAGAGGCTATCAATGACCTTAGCAGCTTTTTGATCTTCCTCTTTGACCCCATGAGTGTATCTATCCATAGTAACAGTTATACTACTATGTCCTAAGCGTTCACTCACAGTCTTCATATTGATTCCTTTGGCTATTAGAAGTGTAGCATTAGTGTGTCTAAGATCATGAAATCTTATGTCTGATCTGAGACCAGCGGTGGCTACTATCTTCTTAAATTTTCTATAAGCACGCTGTACATTCATATAGGATCCACCAGCGTTGCTAAAGACAATATCACAGTCATCCTTTTTGATATCTAAAAGCTCCTGTAAGGTCTTTGGTGAGACACTTAAGGTTCTTTTACTCTTCTGTGTCTTCGGCTCGCCTATGACTTGATTAAGGCCTTCTATGACGATATTTCTTCTTACGGTTATAGTAGAGTTCTTAAAGTCTATATCAGACCAGTGAAGAGCTAGCACCTCTCCACGTCTTAGGCCAGTCTCTACAGTTAGCTTAATGATATAATAGAAGGGACTAAAGGCTTTTGCAGTAGTTAAGAGTGTCTGTACCTCTTCTACTGTGAGAGCCTTTATTTCTTTCTGAGGATTTTTGATGGGGTCTAATAGCTCTATTGGGTTACTAGCTATTAGCTCCTCTCTAACTGCTAACTTAAATATATTATGTAATACATTTTTAAGTCTTACTTTAGATGCAGGTGCACATGTAAGATTCCCAAAGAAACTATTGAGATCTATGATGCTAATGTCAGACACAGCTTTAGATCCTAGAGCAGGGGAGATATGTACGTCTACAAGTAACTTATAGGCTACATAGGTACTCTCTTTAACATTAGGATGTCTAACATCTAACCAGTGATAGCAATACTTAGACATAGGGGTCTTCTTAGTAATAGTTAAAAGACCTTCTTGTTTTTCATATTTAGCTTTATTGAGTTTCTCGATAATTTCAGCCTTAGATGTACCAGTAAAGGTCTTACGGATCCTCTTACCTGTGTCTGGGTCTTTTCCTATATCTAGATAGGCTCTATAATGTCCTTTACGATACTCGGTGATACTTCCTTCACCTTTAGCTCTTCTACGTTTCATAATGACACCTCCAATGGTCCAAAAGAAAAATTGATAAAAATTGTGAAGTGTCAATTCATACAATCGAGCTGCCCTCAATACCCCCTATAGGCTCCCCCGCAGAATCTATTGAGCTACCATAAAGATACTACATGGTTTACTATTAATATATCTTTTAGGCAACCCAAAGGATATACTAGGAACCGTTGTATGATGTAATATAAGGCACTAAATAAACTATAAAGTTCTAATCACTCCACGATAGAATCATAGCAAATAGCTATAAATGTGTCTAGCGTGTGACTATAGAAGAATCTTATAGCAACTTTTAGGTAGTACCATGTCTTTATTTTCTTTATGGTACACGTGGGGGCGTGGAAGAATGTCATAACAGATAGATTAAAGTCTATCTGTAGTCATTAAAGTTATTCACAGGTTTATTCACAGGTTATTCACAGAAGACTATTATGAGCTTTTTAGATTACTATTATCTATATTTCTCATATCTGTTATACCTATAATGCATTCTAAAATGTCCTTTATTATCTTATAGCACATTCTAAAACATACACCAATAGCCCACTACTTGAGAATCATTTCTCACTTAGTGGGCTTTTATGTTACCTATATATGTATTTATATATCTTGATTACATATACAGTATTTAGGAAACTATTTATCTTTATGGCTTTTTATATATTCGAGGGCTACTACTCTTATAAAGTCAGATACTTTGCATTTATGCTTATTGCAATAATTTTCTATTTCATTCCGCTCATTATCTGAAAGGCGAACTTGCATTCTATAATTTCTAACTTGCTTTTGAAAAGCATTCATTTGTTCCATATAAATACCTTTTATAACTACCTATAAAATTTCTTGTCTGTACAGAATGTCAGTATCATGCTATCATACATACAACGACAAAACGTACAGACGAAACGTCGTAACAAATCTATAACAATGCATAGCAGAACGGAAAAGAAAACTTTATAAAATCCTTTTATAAGTACCGTGGGGGAACATAACGGATATATAAAGCACTCAATGAGTTCATAGCCTATAAACCTTGTAGATTTGTTGAATGAGTTCTTTGAAAACTGAACATGGAACTATGGTGAATTAAATAATCACCTATAGGAAAGTGTCTGGCACACACTAACCTATATAGTCCACTACGTCAGCTATGGGGCGTCAGTCGATAGCTAGGGAGCCTACCACCCGAAGATGGGGGAGCTAACTAGATAGCTTATATCTAGTAGTTAGCTAGTACTTAACTAGCAACTAACAACCATTACACACAATGAATTGTATCACATTAATAGAAATGTGTCTAATAGAAAGAGTTGATAAATATGAGTTTATTCAAAAAATCTAATTGGGTTTTGAACCTAGGATTGAATGATAAAGACACACATAAA